AGATATATTTCAAAATTGGTAATCATGAGGAAAGGTACTTCCATTTTCTTTGGATGAAAGCACATGAGATTGTCGGAGTTGAGGAGTTTGAATTGGAGAATATTATTAAGTCAAGGGCAGAAGGTATTGAGATAATCAAGGACAAGCGGATAATGAAAGCAGGGGATTTAAATATAATACACGGGCATGAGTTTGGAGGATCAGTTTTCTCTCCAGTTAACATTGCAAGGGGATTGTTTTTAAAGGGTAAGGTAAGTGCTATGCAAGGACACAATCATTGCAGCAGTGAACATTCTGAGAGCAACATGAATGGAGAACTAACTACCACCTGGTCAATCGGTTGCTTATCTGAGTTGCACCCTGCCTACCTTCCCATCAACAAATGGAATCATGGGTTCGCAATAGTTGACATTGATGGTCAAGACTTTGAGGTAAGAAACAAAAGGATTCATAAAGGAAAGATTCTTTAAATATGGAAGAGGACCTCGTTTTAGGAGAAGAAGAAGAGGTTGAAGAAGTTGAGGAAGTGGTAGGTTATACTTACCCCGAATACATATCCTCATCGGTTGAGGTCCTAACTATGTTGGAAACTGCAAATCCAATGACCCGTGAAGAGGTTGAAAAGATGCAGGAACTAAAGAGATTATGTATAGAAATGCTTGAATATTCGGTGAAATCTATGCATGAAATGCTATTTAATAATGACATTTGACTGTTTTTAATTGTGTATTTTAATGTGATTCTCCCCTGATATTTCCATATCGGGGGTTCTTTTTATGGGTAAACGCAAATAAATATTTTAAAAAAGATTAAAAAAGTGTTCTTTGTATTAAAAAAAGAATTATCTTTACTAAACAATCACACACAATGAATATCACATCAGGACAATCTGCACAGAAACAACATTTAGAAAATGGTTCACTTACCGCTTGCAATCGTAGGAATTCGGGGATTGGTAAAAATAGTTTTGAATCTTTTAAATGGTGGGCAGAAAAACATCCTGAAGTTTGTTGCATAAAATGCTTTAATCGTTTTACTGAAAAATCAAATAGATTGAGTCAAAAAAATAAATAAAACCACACGGGGCGAGGCATCCTACACCTCACAATAATCACATAAAATAAACACAATGAAAAAGTCAACACTTCAAACCATCGCAATCATCATCCTTGCTCTTGTCATTTGCACGGCAGATAACTGGTTCTAATCACAATTAAAAATAAACACAATGGAAAACAATGAACTTCCCAAATGGGGCGACTTAAACATTAATGAACGGCACAAACTCATTGGCGAGTTAATTGATGCCATGATTTATTCGGGACACGCAGTTAATCATCTTCAAGTATCGGTTGAAAATTTCCGCTTGATGGGTTACATCAGGTCTATTATTTTACCACAAAATGATAAAGAATGAATCCGAAAACATTAATAGAATTCAAGCAATACCTTCAGCAAGAACTTGACTACGGATGGAAGGAACGCACTGAATGGACAAGAGGTTTTGATGATTGTCTTATTAGGTACATTAAAAAGATAGATGAATTTATAAAACAAGAAGAAAATGAAAACCTGCACATATTGTAAAAAGGAGAAACCGATAGAATTATTCAACAAGAATAGGGCAACCAAAGACAAACACGCACACAGATGTAAAGCCTGTGAGAAAGCAATTAAGGATAATAAAAAAGATATCTTTTCAGATTTATACAAAATTTTTTAATAATCAAAATCAATAAAATGACAAAGGAAGAACTAAGAAAGACAAGAAGAGCAAAAGAAGTAACCCAAGAGAAGTTAGCAGAATTGTCGGGTATCTCATTGGCAACAGTTAACCGAGCAGAGAAAACAGGCAAGGTCCGACTTGGTACAATGCAAAAATTGTTTCAAGTATTGGAAGAAATTAATTAACTTTAACACAAATAAAATCACAACAATGAAAAAACAAGTCACAACTAATGTCCGCATCCCTGCGGATTGGTTAAAGGTCAGCATCAATGACATCATGATAATGGTAACGGCAACCATCAACGATGTAGAGGATTACGTTGATGTCCAAGTACGGGAGATTCTTATGCCAGGGTATCATTGCTTAAACATCTTGCCTCAGTTCCATTCAAACTTTTATGAGTTGGTAGAGCAGAAGTGCATGGATGCTTTTACCTTTAAAATGGATTCAGAGTACGACCACGAATATTATAGCGACTATGCACTATGAGCGAATTGAGATGACTCTTGCGGTCAAAGGTGTAGTCCGTGCTACTGCTTACCCATTGAGAAATCACGAAAGCATAGAGAGACAACGCAATCAATGGTATTTTTTTTATGGATTAAAAAGTATTATGGAATGGGAGATATACATATCTTATACATCCAAAATGCAAAATTCAGCACCCTTTAAAATAGAAAAATCATTTCCTTACTTAACAAAATCACAACAAAATGACACAACAGAATCAAGACCAACAGACCTCTATTGCGAACCAGTTAATCTTGCAGGGGGACTTATCCAAACTGTCGGCAGGGGACAAGGTGAGGTATTATAACGGGTACTGCGAAAGAATGGGATTAGACCCATATACCAAACCTTTTGACCTGTTAAGACTTAACGGCAAAGAGATACTTTATTGCACAAGGTCGGGTACTCAGCAACTCAACAAACTTCATAAGGTATCTCACACTATTACGAGCAGAGATACCAATGCCGAGGCAGGGGTTTACATTGTTACTTCTAAGGCATCCCTTCCTGATGGTAGATGTACGGAATCAATCGGTGCAGTCAACATCGCAGGACTTAAAGGTGAGATGTATGCCAATGCCATTATGAAGGCAGAAACTAAGGCAAAGCGGAGGGCAACCCTTGACCTCTTGGGATTGGGTGTGATTGATGAATCAGAGGCAGAAAGCATCCCTAATGCATCCGTAGGGGCATTGCATACAATGGTTGAAGCAATCCCTGAGATGGAGGTTGAAGTGGTTGAGGTTATTGAAACCGAGGCAGAAGAGAAGTTGACCATTGGTAGACTTGCCATAGCAATAAAGAAGGCGAGTAACATTGTAGAACTCAAAGCGGTTTATGATGCCAACAAGCACAAGATAGAAACCAATTCTTTTATCAAGGACCAACTTAAAGCAAGAAAAAATGAACTCCTTAAAGGTTAACGAAATCAAGGTGGGGGATATTGCCCCCACTAAATTCGGTATTGAACTTATGGCAGATGCCATCCAAGAGCAGGTTAATGAAGGACTGCTTGACCCTTTAGAGTTGGCAATCAAGTTCAACGGATTAGAACAACTTGTTAAGTCGGTTAAAACCCGAATAACCGAGAATGTTCTTGCAGAACTTATGAAGCACCCGAAAGGTAAAGCAGAGGTACTTGGTGCATCGGTATCGCAGATGGATTCCATTAAGTATGACTTTACGGACCTTCCAGGTTGGTTGGAACTTGAAGAGCAAATTATCATGCTTAAAGAAAAGCAGAAGGATATTGAGGACAAAGAAAAAACATACCATAAGGGCAACCTACCCGTTAAGTCAGTAACTTCAACCTTCAAAATTCAACTTTCTAAATAAACAAATATGCAAAAATTAATTAGTCTTAACATTGATGTTAGTAAAATTGATGCCAAACGCCTCTACAAAGGTAAGAAAGGGCAGTACCTATCCGCAACCTTGTTTCTCAAAGAAGAGGTTGATCAGTACGGAAACAACGGATTCATTGTAGAATCCATTACCAAGGAGGAAAGGGAAGCAGGACAGAAAGGTACAATCATCGGTAATGCCAAGTTTTTGGTAGCAGGTGGACCTTCTAAGCAAGAAGAGATATCTGACTTACCTTTTTAAATTAATCACAAGGGTGGGGTTGTAATGACCTCACCCATCCTAAAACCAAATCAAATGCAAATCACATTAGACAATCACGAGCAGGAAATCGTTAGAGGCATCGCACTGGCAAGGCACAACAATAACATTGAAAGAGGAAGCAGGGACTTTAAGATGGGGAACGGGGATGACCTTCTCATAAACTTAGAAGGAACAGGCGGAGAGTTCGCATTTTGTAAACTGCAAAACATCTACCCCGACATGACAATCAACCATCCTATTCCTTTTGATTGCTACATTAAAGGTCATGGGTTTATAGATGTAAAAAGTACCAAGAAAACAAAAGGAATGCTTTTGGTGGGAGTATGGAAATCAAGGTCAATACCCGACTATTATGCTTTGATGGTCGGTGAGTTTCCTACCTATGAGTTCAAAGGATTCTTTCCAGGTGATGACTTATTTAATGATGGCAACCTTGTGGACTTGGGACACGGACCTACTTACGGAATACCTCAAGACCGATTAAAAATGGAACTATGAACACAGGACAAATAGTAAAGAGCAAATCAACCGAGAGGTTTACAACTTTACCAAATGAGTTGATAAAATCCAAATCTTTAACACTTGATGAAAAAGGTCTTTTGAGTTATTTGTTATCACTTCCCTCGGATTGGGTCATCTACAAAAAGAACCTTTACAACAACCTTCCCGACAAACCTGGCAGCATAGATAGGGCATTTAAGGGGTTACAGTCTAAAGGTTATATCTTATCAATAAAGATGCATGACCAAACCACAGGGAGGTTTGTTGGATGGAATCATATTGTTTATGACATACCTGCCAAGAATGAAGATAACCGAGTTCGGGAAAACCCGACATCGGAAATTACCGACCTCGGTGAAAGTGCCATTATACAAAAGACTAATTCTATACTAAAGAAAGATATAATACAAATAAAAGAATTAGAGTTCATTTCAGATGATTGGGAAGATGTTTGGAAGGGATGGATGGAATATAAAAAAGTTGAGCATGGTAACAAGTTCAAGTCTGCCAAGACTGAACAGACTGCCATAAACAACTTGGTTGAACTTGCAGGTGGCGATTTGGAAACTGCGAAAAAAGTTATCAATCAAAGCATATCAAATAACTACAAAGGATTATTTAAACTTAAAATCACAAACAATGTTACCACTAAATCAAGCACTGACATCTATGAGCAACGCAGAGCAGAACTCCATCAGTACACAGATAAGATTGACCAACTCCGAGGCATTAGACCTTGAGAGGTTTAAACTATCAAGAACCTCACAACCGATATCCGTATTAAGTGGGGCATTGGTAGTAGATGAACTTATCAACGGAATGCAGAAACTTGGGGTAAAAGGTGATAAGATGCCAAACAATGCAGACCTTTTGCTTATGTACAAGTCAATTATGGAGGAATACCCGAACATAAAAGTAGGGGAGTTATCCCTTGCTTTTGACTTGGCAGCAAAAGGGAAACTTGACATTGATGCTGAAACTTATCAGAACTTCTCAATGCTTTATCTGCACCGAATCCTCAGGGCATTCGCAAGGTATGGGATGCAGAAACTCAATGAGTTCAAACCAGTGGAGGAAAGTAAATGGAATCCAAGATTTGTTACGGATGATGAAAAGATAGAAACTGCTTTTGATTCTTACAAAAAGTTTCGCATTTGGGATGCCATTGTGTTTGGAATTGATGTGTTCCATATCCTTCACAAACAAGGGAGAATAATTGTAGATGTGGAAAATACCTATGACAAGGTTCTAAGGTCAATGAATGACCGAATGTTTGATGGTTCAAGGCAGGACAAGATTGACATAAAGAATAAATTAAAGGATGATGACTATATGGAAAACCAATGTTATCGGATGGCGGTAGCAGATTATTTTGATAAATTAATAAAGTAAAAGCAATGACACACGGATCACTATTTTCAGGTATTGGTGGGTTTGACCTTGCTGCTGAATGGATGGGATGGGAAAACAAGTTTCATTGTGAATGTAATCCATTTGGTCAAAAAGTCTTACACCATTACTTCCCAAACTCAGAACAATTTACAGACATAACTAAAACAAACTTCACAAAATATGCAAACAAAATTGATATTCTCACAGGAGGATTCCCCTGCCAACCATACTCAACAGCAGGTAAGAGACTTGGAAAAGAAGATGACCGCCACCTCTTCCCTGAGATGCTTAGAGCGATTCGGGAGATTCAACCACGTTGGGTTGTGGGCGAAAATGTTTTCGGACTTGTTAATTGGTCAGGAGGGTTGGTTTTCCACGAAGTGCAAACTGACTTGGAAGCTGAAGGGTACGAAGTACAACCGTATGTACTTCCAGCTGTATCCGTCAACGCACCACACAGAAGAGACAGAGTTTGGTTTGTTGCCTACTCCAAGAGCAGTTACAATAGAGGAGAATGTGGATGGATGGCAGAAAAGGATGGACAAAAGAATAGAGGATGGGTTGACCACAATAAATCCAAATCTTCACATATTGGCAATGAGGGGGATGCTACCAACACCGAGAGCGAACGATACGAACACAAGCACACCTGGGACAAAAAGTTTTCAGCACAGGCTGAATCGGGATTATATGGGAGAAGTAGTCTTAAATATGGCAAATGCGGAGATTGGAAAAACTTCCCAACTGTCTCCCCAATTTGTAATGGAAATGATGGGATTTCCGACCGATTGGACTCTATTACCTTTTCTAAATGGAGAAACGAATCTATCAAAGCAGGAGGAAATGCAGTAGTACCTCAAGTGGTTTATCAGATATTTAAGGCAATAGAACAATATGAAAACATAAACGAATGGACCTCTCAGTAGGATTAATAACAAAGTTTGCACTTATCAAGTTGGAATCCAAAGGTTACTATGTTTGGCGAAATAATAACCTATCCGTACCTGGTCGCAAGTTCATAGGCGAGAGAGGGGTTGCGGATGTAACGGGATTCTGCAAGAAAACAGGCAAGGCGGTATACTGCGAGGTAAAGACAATTAAGGATAAACTTAGCGACTATCAGATAGTTTTTCTCAATAGAGCAAAGAATGCAGGTGCATTGTGCTACCTTGCCACTGACAACAAAGGAATCCCCGAATTAAGTGAATGGATCTGACCAAAAACGATATCATCACAGGTCTATACACCGACAAGGATATAGACAATGCCATCAAGAAGATGCAACCATTTGAGTTGCAAGATGATTTACGGCAAGAGATGTTTATGGTACTTTGTGAGATGGATGAGGTAAAGTTTATGTCAATGCATACGGGTGGTTTTTTAAAGTTCTACCTGGTCCGCACAATGCTCTCAATGATAAAGTCCGATAGGTCAACCTTCTTTAACAAGTTTAGGAGGGTATTTACCGAATGGACCGAGAAGCATGATGCACCTGATTATAACGATACAATTCAAACCGATGAGATAACTGTAAAATTAAACAATAGTCTAAAGATTCTGCATTGGTATGAACTTGAGATACTACGCTTGTACTCCGAGAACGGACAGAACATAATGTCCCTTTCAAGGGAGACTGGAATCCCTTATCGTTCACTGATGAAAACGATTAAAAAAACTAAGACATTACTTAAATATAAAATCAAAAACCATGTTGTTACTTAAAATCGTTATCGCATCCCTTTTCTCAGTTTTCTATCTTATAGACATGGCAAGACTGCCTGAGAAGTTAAAGGTCAATTTCAAACCATTCAATTGTAATATGTGCCTTTCCGTATATGTTGCCATTGCTTTGTACTTCCTCCCCGTAATGGTCCTTAATTGCGTTCTCGTGGCATTCGTTGCAGGGGTATCTGCTCCGCTATTCAGAAACCTTATGAATAACATTTTCTTTAAAAAATAACACAATGACACAAGAAGATGAAAAGTTTTTACAGGACAATATTTACAACTTTGAATGCGTAAAGATTGGGTTCATGAAGAACCTACCCTTGCACATCTTGGTGGGGTATGAGCAGATTTATAGGAGATACCTTGATGGTGGGTTCATTCTGACATCTTGGTGTGCAAACTGTGTAGCGGATATGATGAAAAGACTTTCAAGGTATTGGGATGATTACCAAGCATCAAAGTTGCTTGATGCGGAAGTTGTACAAGAACCTGTACCAAAGAAAAAAGGTAGACCTTTTAAAACTAAACCATGAGAATCATCACAGTTGGTCAGCGTAACTCAGGGGTATCTTTCCATAGGTTGTTTAATCCCATTATCTACTTGCCAAAGGATTATGCAATGATGACCGATGTGCTTACCGAGGAAGAACTTGAGAAAGGATATGACATACTTTTTATCAATCGGTACATATCGGGGATGGAGGTTCAAGAGGTTGCAAGTTTAAGAGATAAGTACGGGTTTAAGTTGGTAGTTGATGTAGATGACTTTTGGTATCTTGACCCGTGGCATATTTTGTACGGCAAATATCCGTACCAAAAAGTCATAGACCATATTATTATAGCAGATATAGTAACTTGCTCAAACAACGATTTGGCGGTTGAGATTGATAAACTAAACCCTAATTGGATAGTAATACCTAACGCATTACCATACGGAGAGGATCAGTTCACAGATGTAAAGACCGAATCTGATAAGGTCCGATTTGTTTATGCTGGTTCAATCACCCATGAGAAAGATATCGCAATTCTAAAGAACCCGATGAAGCGTGTTGCAACCGATGTTATAACTAAAAACAACTCAAGGTTTATCCTTTGTGGATATAGTCAAGACAAAAAGTTGGAGCAGGTTTGGGGCAGAATGATTAACGATTACCTTTGTGCATTTAAGGTGGATGGTTACATAAGAGAAGCATTACCAGTAGACCAATACATGAACTTTTACAATGAAGCAGATGCCTGTTTGATTCCTTTGGTAGATTCAAAGTTCAACTCTATGAAATCCAACCTCAAGGTCCTTGAGGCAGCGACAAAGAATGCAGTAGTAATCGCATCCAATGTGAAACCTTATTCTCAATGCCCACACATAATACCTGTAACGCATCAAGGGGGATGGTTTGAAAATATTAAAAAAGTTGTCAAAGATGCTATATATAGACAAGAG